TTCCTACCTCAGTCCAGTTGTCAGGTACGTTTGAGGAAGTGAAGGTCTCCATGTGCCAGTTACTGAGAAGGTTGTCGATACGCAGGGACTGGTCAATTATGGGCAAGTAAAGGTCAGGGTAAGTTGTCCTAATGGCCTCTTGGAGAGCGTCTCTATAACTGTTGGGATGGTGGGAGAGTATCTCGTACGTGTCTGACGATACGACAGCCGCACTAAAGGCGGTATCTACCGTAATCGTGATGGTGGATATGCTTTGTATGCGACGTGCTTGAAAGTCAGGGGCACTTCCAGAAGAACCGCCCGTGATGTGAACCCACTTACCTATGAGTTGGCGGGCTGAGTATTGGTCGATTGAGCCAGGATTGCTATCGGCAACGGTCGTAGTGCCCCCACCACTGGCTGTTCCTTCCTGGAAGAAACCAGTAGCACGAGCAAGTAGCTCCCGAAGACGTGCTAGCGTAACTGTTGCCACTGGCTAATCCCTCGCCTCTTCGATGGCCGTAGGCATTACGCCTTCACTTCCTCTTTCACCTTGCCGTTAGGCGATGCCTCCGCAGGCGTCTCCTCATTGAGTTGCTCGTTGAGAATCGCGATAGCACCAGCGACTCGCTGGATGTTTACCCCATCCTCCTGCTGCCGCTGCATGAGCACCTGCTGCTGCTGGGTGAGCTCGGCGATGCGTTCTGAGATATTCATTACGCCACCGCCAGGACTGCGGCCTTGCTGACGATGCTCTGAAGCGCCGTCAGTTCACCATCGGTCGCATTGCTGACCACCACGTCCGTGCGTACGCGCGTCACCTCAGTCGCCGGGTCGGTGCTGTCATCAGTGAGCGCGTGGTTCACGGTCGCCGTGATGACGCTGCCGTTCACCTTCACGCTCTCAACGGTTGCGTCTGTCTTTGTAATTGCCATCTCTATGCCTCCCTAGCTGCAACCGCCGCTGCGTATGCGGCAATCACCGCATCTGTCCACGTTGCATTTGCTATTGCGATTACCCGTGCGTCCTGACCACTGGTGCTTTCACCTGGGGCAAGCACATGCCGGTGGAACGAGTGCGAGAGCCGCACCCCATCCTCTATCACGTCAGTGCGTGTCCGCACTTGAAGTGACCCATTTTCTATCACGTCGATGCTATCGACTACTACTGTCTTGCTGAGTGCCATCTTGTATCCTTTCCCACCACGTCAATAGGGCGTGGCTTAGGCGTCTGTTTCGTACGTCATTGAGCCGTGCATCACCAACGACCCGCCAGTGGGCCAGTCGCCTTCGTTCATAAGCACAGCGGCTTGTCCAGACCCACTAGCCCCAAACAGGAAATGCGTAGCATTCGTATCTCCGTAGAGCCCGACTGCTGTAAAGTCGGCCTTAGTCCAACCGCTGACTCGTGACAAGACACCGCTCTGCCGCACGTTTGATTGGGCATGGATATCAAAGGGAATCCCAGTGAGTTGGAGGTTCCCGCTCGCTGAGGAGTGCGTGAATCCAGAGGTGATGATTGAGAACGTGACATGCACCAACCTGCCAACCTTTGTGTATAGACCGACCTGAGTAGTGTACGCAATGGACTGGTTACCCGCTGTGACAAAGCCGAGTGCAGGCGTCCACGTCCCCTCCTCGTAGTCGTCCAGCAACTCACTGGTTGCGCCACCTGCGTCAGACGTGGCAGAGAAGTCGATGCCCTTGCCAGAGGTGCCCATGACGAGGTCGCCACCGAGCCACACATCATCTTGATTGACATACAAGGCATATGCGGCGGTGTTAGTCCCTGTGGCGGTAGTAGGCGCACCGGAGATACGCACCGTCGAGGCCAGCACCGTAGTCCCAGAGCCAGCAACCTCGAAGGAGCGGAATAATGCCCCGTCAATACTACCGATGGTTCCCCCACGTACAAAGCCAACGTTGAAATCCAACCCAATATTGGTGTGATTGGTGCCACTAGTGTAAGTACCGCGAACCTTTATGAACGAGTCACCTGAACTACCGGATGTCTTATCAACGTCAATATCTATTGCATTTGCAGCATCAGGAGTAGTGCCGATGCCCAACGCATCATCGACTACAAGAGTCCCTGTGACATTCGCGAACCCAGAGCCTTCAACTTTGGGGTTGATGAGCAGGTTGGTGCCGTTATACCTGAGCGTCGCGTCGTCGCCAGCGCCCAGATACAGGAACGTCGAGTCGGAACGCAGCAACAGATTAGTCGTGACTATGGCTTGACTGGCAGCAGATATAGTCAGGTCGCTGCTGCTGGTGCTGATGGTGGTGGCTTCTTGGAAAGCGAAGGCTCCGGCGGAGTAAAACAGCCGGTTGCTACCCTCGAATGCATACTCAAACCGGGGGCCACCGTGGTTGTAAGCGAAGGAGGCCGCGTTGTTCGCGTCCGGGTCACCGAAGTAAATCAGCCCATAAGCAGAATTAGGCGTGAGAATGCTCATGCCGCCGTGGGTTGAGTTTTCGAGGATTAGCTCGTCGCCGTTGGCGTTGGCAGTGACAGTATTGCCACCACCGTCCGCTGTTGCCCTCCAGATATGAAAGCCATCCCCGTCAGGTGCGGGCGGGCTAGTCCCTAGCCCAATCATCACCCCGCCAGTACCCACAACATTTTCCAGGTAGGTGTCGTTACCGTCGTAGAACAGGTCAACATCCCCGCCCGTTCCGAGTGTGATGTTCACGTTGTCGTTGAACGTCTGGTCAGCCGTCCACGTACTGGCAGAAGAGAGAGGCGATGAATGGGTATATCTAGAATCTGCTAGTGTCATTAGTACACCCCGTAGAAATCAACGCCATCACCATTTTGGGCAGCGTCGATATAAATCTCGCTAAGTAGCCAGCCATGTGAGCTTACAAGGCTTAGTACGGCACCAGCAGCAAGCCCACTATTCGTTGAGCTATCGACATCCGAGCCACCAACAAAAATGCGGCCTGAGTTATCAGTTTCCGCAACGATAGTAAAAGTCTTATAGCGTTTGCCATTATCAGCAGCTAACGCTTCTGCTGTGCCTGCGCTAGCTACCGCTTGGTAGCCAGAGATAAGCGACCCTGCAATTGAATTAGCCATTAGTCAGTCTCCTTCTCACGAAGTGAGAACCCATTCTCCGTGAACTCGATGTCATCGGTACTCAGGCTACCGTCTGCCAACTGCTTCATCACACTGAGCGTTTCCATGAATGCCTGACGTAATGACTGGTGCGTCATATAGAGATGGCCATAAGCATCATAGATATCCTCAGGCACTACTTCGATTCAAGGGCTGCGATGCGCTCATCCAGCGCCTTCAGTCCGAGAAGGGTGTAGCCGAAGGTATTGACGGGGTTGAGGATGCGACCATGGTGATGCATCGCCCACGGTGCGTCATCAGCCATGATGCCCGTGTAGGTTGTCTCGATGTCACCAGTAGTCGTAAGGCGCTCGTCTGACTCACTCTTTTGCTTGTAGTGGAAGTCGTAGACAGGCGTTGCAATAAGCTGCCTGAGGGTCGCTTGGGCATCAGTGCGTTCACGTTCTATGTTCTTGAAGGCACGTACTGAACCAGCGGCGGCCCAATCAAGTGCAGCACCCGCACCACCAGAGGTCAGTTGTTCTCCGTCAGAACCAACGCCATCAGCCCCTGCAGTGAGGGTTGAGCTAATAGTGAGGTTGACGGGAATGATGACGTTCGTGCCATCACAGGTGATGCTGCGAACAGGGTCAGACGCACCACCATTTCCGTAGTAGACATCTACACGGGAATTCTCGTTGTCAATCCAAACACCCTTGAAACTAGCGCTACGTGGGCCTGCCATAGTCATTCCTCCTGCTTGCCGGTTGGTTACGGCTTGGCACTCTAGGAGGGGCTCAGTTTTGCCCCAGCTAGGCTATTCGGTTGTGCGATGCCCCCGCTTCTCATGGGCACGCAGTGATGCTAACGCACCGGCCTTAGACTTACCAGTAACTTCAAGACTGCAGGTCTCACAAGTTACCGTGTAGGAAGCTGCTGGTGTAGGTTCGTCTGGCGCTTCGCTAACGACCTGACGAATTGCCTCCTGTCCAACTGACCCTACTGTCTCTGCTGGGGTAAGTTGCTGGCCTGATGTAAGGCGCTCGACGAGTGCCTGCAAGGCAAGTGTGTTGGTACGAGAGAACTCACGGTCTTCTTCACGAACCCGGTCTTCCTCATCCTTCTGGATAGTCTCCCAAGCACGCTTGTGCGAGTGAGCCATGTGTGACTCTAGTGCAGCCTGGGAGGGAATGTTCTGTTTGATACAAGCTACAAATCCCATCGCGTGCCACTTTGCTGCCAATGGGTGATTGGAGTTTAGGTAGCAAGGCAACTTTGTTCCTTCGGGACGCTCACGAATGGACAGCGGTACATCTTCGTACCTGAACACAAATACCGACTGCCCCGTAAGCGGGCCGGTCTTGATGCGCTGTTTCGCAAGGTCACCCACCATATAGGGTAGGGCATAGGAATGAATCCCTGTCTCCCTTGCCCACATAGACACGAGATTTCTGTAGCGGATATCTGTTACTTCTCCAGAAATCTCGCTGTCATTACTGGAAAGTGACTCGCCAACCTGCATCCCAGGGCTTACGTTTGACGTAAGCGTAGTTGCCTCTACTTGGTCTGAGATGGCCTGTGCCTGCTGCTGGATGTTTGTCGTCATCTGTCCACCTTTATATAGCGTCCATGCACACTCTGGTGCAGTTGCGCTTTCTCGGTATTCTCCAACCCAATCAAGAAGTTCTCCTGAGTGACTGTTCTTGCAGCCGGGTCAACCTCTTTCGGAAAACCATTCCTATCGCGCATCCAGTCAGCGTAGTCCCTGATTGAGGCAACGGTCTCAATATCCTGACGATGGTCTCGAACAGACCCTCCCACAATCTGGAACTCCTCCGCTGTGAAAAGTAGAGATGGCCCAAGGTAGTAGAACCACGTACCAACGTAAGTATCACGAAGGACGTGAACCTCTTGGAATCGTCCTCTTGACATCCCGTCGTACATGGGGGTGTTGTACTCACGTAAGTAAGTTGCAGGTTCGTCAGACATCACGTCACTGACCGGCACGTAGAACGTGTCAATTTGCTCGCCTACAGGTAACTTACCGACGTTAGTTACTCCAGCCATATCTACCAAACCTTCCCCTCTCTTCCCTAAAGGGAAGAGAGGGGAATTGAGTCACTTACTAGACTGTCCAGTCACGGTTGGCCTCGATGAGAATGTAGTCCACATCCATGACCACGCCACCAGCGGTTGTATCCACGGCGTCAATCATGAGCAGTACAGCAAGGTCGGTAGTCGTTGAAACCGCACCTGTTACCGTCTGCAGCAGAACTCCATCTATATACCAGCGTGCCGTGCCATCGTTACTGACCGTGAGCTTCAGAACCTGGAACTCACCAGCAACGGCATCATCATTCAGGTCAACATCCGTTGAGGTCGTTGCGCCTGTGGTAGTCCCACCGTTGTAGACACCATGCCAGTCCTCATCATCGGTAAGTTCAGAACCAATGAAGAACCCACAGAGGTCAGATGCCGTGAGGGTAAGGGTCGTGCCCGTACCAAACATCTGCTCACCCTTGATGACACCAACGCCATCGGTAACTACATCGGTCAGCCCGAAGTAGGCGCGCTTAGTATCAAGGTCATCGAATCGAACACGCGCTTCAATCATGATGCCACCGTTCAGCGCCATGTCGAAGCATTTGCTCGTAGTGAAGCCTACGGAATGGTCTGCCTCATCGGTTGTCTGAAGCTGCACGACACCATTGAGGCCATCTGCGTCAAGACCGTTGATGCCAGAGTCAGTCTCAGCCAGTCCTTGACCAACTACTCGTAGACCACCAGGTGTGAAGAAGGGAACAGTTGCGGGTGCAGCCGTACTACCTTCTGGAACCTCGAACCCAACGAAGTCATCGAAGATACGAATCTTACCAACGCCTGATTCAGCCATTTCTTTCTCCTTTGTGGGGTAGTCACTCGCACCCAGGTAAGCGCGAGCGCTGTTCTAACTAGCTACGACTACGATGGAGTCGTTGCGTCAGCGAGGATTTCAAACGACCAGTTACCAGCCGAGCGCTGCCCGTAGGCAAACTCGTCGGTCATGGTCACGGCGTTTCCACCACCACCACGACGGGGCATCCGCTCCATCTCGGTCTTGATGGTCGCACCACTTACGAGAACCCATGCTTCCTTGGCGAACACATAGGACTTTGCGTCCGAGCTAACAATCGGGATGTTGCCATCCTCGAAGACTCCAACTCCTGCGATAGGCAGGTTGAAGCCACCCGTGAACACCGTTGCTGTGCTGCCCTCAGGAATCGGGTATGTCCCAACACCAGCGGTCAACTCATCGAACATGTCCTTGATAACAAAGCCATGTGCAACACAGGAGATACCTGTGACACCACCACGCTCTGTCGTGTTGGACGTGATGCGGTATCGTGCCGCAGCTATGTCACCAACAGAGATGGGCGTACCCGTCGTGCCCATCGTATTCGAGGACGTGTCGAGGGCAGTGATGCCATCATCGTCCTTCTTCCGCATCATCGCGTTACCAGCGAGTGACCCCATCTGGGCAAGACCGACACGCGAGAGATTGCGCTGTGCCTTATCCGTAATGAAGGTCGTAATCTGAACCATCTGTGGGGTGATGGTGATTGCCGAGTCATCGTACCGCTGGAAGTTCTCATTGAGAGTCGTCTCATCAATGGAAATCGCGTTCAACTGCTCGTAGAGCAGTTCCTTCCACGACGTACCCGTGTTGGCGTCAAGCGTGACGTTATCGACCAACTGGGCAACGACGCCTTCGTACTCTCGACGGGAACGGCCAGAAGCCGAAACCGTATCCAGTGAATCAGCCAGAACTAGAGTGGTGTTGTCACCAGTAGCCATAGCTGGACTCCTTTCTAGATGGGCAAGCCAAGACGCTTAGCAGCGTCTATAACTACCTTTGTTCTGTTTACTTCACCGCGACCGTAGCGGTTATAGAGTTCCTGGTCTGAGACTTCGGCCCCACTGCCATTGCGTGGGATAGCCATGTCCAGGTCGGGATTCTTCGATGAAGTTTGGCCAGTAGCCTGTGTTCTGAAAGCCTGTAGGGCAACGGTGTTTGCCATAGCTGCAGCCTCGAACAACGAAACAGAGTCTTTCGCTGTCCTACCTTGCTGCCACATAGCACGCACTTCTGCTAACTCCTCGCCAGCAGGGTCAAGCCCTGTTCCAGCGAGTGACTGTTTCATCAACGCAGACGCTTTTCGGTAACTTGCATCGAACCGCTGTTCTGACGCTTCATTCTCAGTTTCACTTTGGATAGTGCTGACTGCTTCTGCTAGGTCGGCAGGGTCACCGTTCTTGGTGTAGTTATCCAAGAGTGTGGCCACTGTTCGCCTAAGGCTTCCAATCTCAGTGCCATGCTCCAATCGGAGCGTATCCAGCGCAGAAAGAATCTCATCCTGACGCCGCTGAGCACTGACTTGTCCACCACGCTGTGACTTCAGGTCATTGACTTGCTTAGTAAGTTCGTCAATCTTCTGGTCACGACCGCCA